AGGCACTCGGCGACCGCGGCGTGCCGTCATCGTTCAGGGCCACGGGCCTCGACGCTGGCCGCTGCGCCCAGCTCCCGTTACCGGCAGCGATTGTGACCTGTGCGGGGACTCGTTGGCCGGGCTTCACTAAGACCAGAGGCATTTTGACCTTGCCGTCGTCCATTTCCCACATAAGAGTCTCTTGGTCTGCGCCGCCACTGTTGGAGTTTTTGATATTAAACCCCGTCTGCGGCACGGCCATGTCCCACCCGATGGCCTGGAAGCCATTTCGCGTGAGGGTCCAGTGCGCCCTGACGGCAAACCCAAAAGACACTTTGAAACCACGAAATGTCACGTCGCCGAACTGCTCGACCACGGCGTTCGACGAGATGCTCTGGAGCATGCAGCAATGTACGCCGATCGAGAGGTTCGAGAACGTGAAGCCGTCGCTGTTGACGTACCCGCAGTAGGAGAGCAACTGGCTCATGTCGCTGTATGAGTACTGGTCAATGTTGATGTTCACGACGGGCTCGAGCCGCGTGATCCCATCGACCAAGTCTCCTACTGGGTTGATCATGGGCGACCAATCGCCGGACGAGCCGCCGGACACGAGCGACCCGCCCCAGGCCGCGATTTCCGTCAGCGACGTGGTCATCGAGTACATCGCAGGCCGGACGGCTGGCTCTTGGAGCCCAGGGTCTGTGCCGCCGATGCCAGGGTTGCTTCGGTACTCAGCAGTGACGATCCGCACCAGCCGACTTTCGCCGTCAGCCTTCACATCCAGGCTGACGCACGGGATCGGATTCGCGCCCCCCAACGGGTCGCCGATGTTAACGCCGACAGCCTGCGCGATGTTGAACGACTCATTCGGCGTGTTGAGCAGAATCTTCCACGTTCGCGTCGCCCGATCGGCGAGCGTGCCGCCTTCGGCGCTGCGGCTGAATGATTTGCCCTGCGCGAGTTCTGATATGAGCTTCGGCATTACAGTAGAACCTCGGGGTTTGCTTCCTTGATGGCCTTGACGACCTCATCCAGCTTGTCCGTCTGCCTTCGTAGCTCGGCGAGGTTCACGTCCTTCGCCGGGTCGTCGCCTCGCAGAAGCCTAGTGAGTTCGCTTTGTCCCTGACTCGTCGACACGTCGGAGACGTTGAGGGCGGCGCGGGACGGGCCTTGCAGCAGGGCGTTCTGCCGTTCGTCTTGGAAGCCTTGGAGCATAGGGGCTACTTGCTTCATCTGGTTGGAGAGGGCTTGGCGGAGGAACTTTGTGGGGTCTTCGCCCTTGTCGCGAAGCTCCTTGGCGCGAGCGTTGATGTCGGCACCTGCGCCTTCGGCGAAGTCGCGACGGAATCGCTCGCGGTCGGTCATGCCGAGATCGCGACCTCGGAGGGCGCGGTCTCGCTGATTCTGGGCTATCCGTTCGTCGTCGATGGCCTTCTGTTCTGGTCGCAATTCGCGTGCGAAGATGGCTTCGTTGTCAGCTCGCCTCTCGCGGTTTCTTCTTTGCAGAAGATCGCGTTCTTCGATCTCGTCCTCTGTCAGCCCTGTCGTGGCTTCTTTTTCAGCAAGCTGCGCGAGCCTCGCAGAGTTTTCCGCAATGCGGAGGTCGTTATCAACGACCTCGGGATCGGCGGTCATTTCCCTGCGCCTTCTTTCCAGATCGTCTTGCAGCCCCTGAGCACGCTCCCGGTCCTCGCGGAGGCGAGCATCCGCTTCGTCTCGTTCCTTGCGAGTCCTTTCAGTGGGGTTGTTGATGTACCTCTCCTGGGCTTCATTCGCCTGCCGCTCGCTGTCGGCAATAATCTGATTCGCCCCGGCCATCTGCCTTCGGAACGCGGGCTCCTCGGTGGCTCGCTGTCGCTCTTTTTCCAACTCCCGCTCGCGAGCGGCGATGCCGTTGTTGATGGCGAGAAGCTGACTGAGTTCGGCCTGGGTCAAATTTCTTGTTATCATTTCCCGCTGTTTGATTAACTCAATCTCACGTTTTCTTGCGGCACCCAGCTCTGCGCTTTCGGCCGGAGTAAGCCCCGCCCCGACCCTGCCCTTTGCTTCGAGTTCTTGGCGGCGTTGATTAATCTCCTCCAGTTCGAGGTTGACAGGCCGCATGAACTGGCTCCGCCTTATCTCCCCCCGTTTATCGCTCAAGCCGGCTTGGGCGGTTCCGACCCTGGCTCGGTCCTCAATGAGCCGTCGCTCTGCGTCATCGATAGCCTCGACTCCGCCGGCACGCAGCGGGTTCTCCTCGAACGCCCTCTGCGCCGCATCTGCCCCCTGCTCAGATCGCTGCAACGCCGATTCGCCGACCTTGCGAATGCGGGTTAATGCGGCTTCGATGCCAGCGGCGGCTTCGGCCAAGGCAGCGGCGGCTTCGGAGGATTTCTGGGCGAGGGCAGAGGTCGCGGCGGCAGCTTCTCTTGCAGCCGTCGCCTTCTCAAGGTCAGCTTTTGCTGCCTTGATATCTGCTTCCGCAATCTTCCTCTTGTTGATGTCGCTGCCGGAGTTTTCGACCTCCGTCCGCTTCTTGGCGATCAGGTCAACAATCGCCGCTTCTCTGCCCGCCGCCTCTGACGCCTTGCGGCGAGCTTGCACCTCGTCGTCGACAGCCCGCTTCAGTCGAGCGACCAGTCCGGCTTGCTCGTTCGCGAACCTGTCGTTGCCCTCAAGCGACGAGAGTGCTCTCGTCGTCCTGTCTCCACCAAAAGTGCGACCCAGACGTATTTCCCTCGCCCGAGACTCCACGTCTTCGCGTTGCCTGTTGACTTCATCCACCCGATCCTGCGCCCGCTTGATAGCGGCTTCTCGTCTCTCGGGCGTGACGTTGGGGTCGTCTGGGTTTGCGGTGACAGCCGAGCGAAGGTCGTCGTCTGCCGCGGCAAGCTCTGAAGAAAGCCTGTTCAATTCGGACTGGAACGCGAGGGCTGAGGGGACGCCCCGCTTGATGGCGTCGGCCACATCCTCTTGCGCCGCCCTGATCGAATTCGCGGCGACAACTGACGCGGCGTATGTTTGGGATGCAGAATCGACGATACCTCTTTCCATCGCTTCTTGCAGCGACTGGATCATCGCCTCGAACTTTGCGATCTCTCTGTCTGCGTCAATTGCCGCGGAAGTCCGAATGAATCCAAGGTCTGCCTGGGCCTGCTCGGGCCTCTTCAGCTCTTGCGCCTTCCGCAACGCCTCGATCTGGCCTTCAACGGATGTTGGCGCTTGTGCCGCAAGTCCGCGGAGCCCTTCGTTAGCGGCGTCTTGCTGGAACCGCCGCGTCCTGTTGATTCCCAGCAGCGTCGCGCCGCCTAGCGTAATCATGTCAGAAAAAACACGCTGCGAGTTGACACGACCGAAACTTGTCCTGTTCCTTGCTGGATCGTTTGGCGCAAGGGTGTCTCCGAAAGTCCCGCCAGATGCCATTTCCGACGAGGAAGCAGACCCAAAAATCGCCGCCTGCACGGCGTTCGCGTCCGGCGTCGGGCCTGCCGCCAGACGACTCCGAGTCGCCAGTTCGGCTCGTCCTGTTTCACGAATGCGACCCTGAATCGTCGCACGCTCGCCGACGGTCGTGGCGGACTCGAGCTGCTTCTGAAGCTTGTTCAGTTCGGCGCGAAGCTCGGCGACACCCTGAAACTCGTTGCGTCTCTGCCGCGGCTCGTAGAACTCGCCGATCATCTTCGATATTGACTGCGGCGCGAGAGGGGCCGTGTCGGCCGCCGCTTCCCGCTCGGCAGACAGTTCTGCGGACTGTCGCCTCAAGTTGGCTTGTCCAGATGCGATCGTCCTTTCGGACTCAGACGAGCTTGACATAGTACCCCGCAGAATCGCGTCGGCCAGTGCCTTGTGGGACTCGGCCAAGCCGTCGACAAGATTCTTCTGCCTTGCAAGGGCGTCATTGAGCGCCTTTGTCTGATCCTCTGCGGATCGACCGCTATTCATGAACTTGATAAGGGCGACCGCCGCCTGCCCCGCGATCACTGCACCAAGGCCGACGAAGAGCCCGGCGGTGCCCCCGAGCACAAACGCCATCTGCGTGATGTTGTTACTGACGGCTCGCAGCTTGAACTCCAGGCCGCCTGTCGACGACATAAAATCGTCGATTGCGAATGCTCCCTGGTTGAGCGCGAGCGAGAACTTGTCGAACCCTTGGCGACCAACGTCGCCGGCGCGCTGAACATCTCGGGTAAGGGTTCCGACGCGGATGCCGGAGACCGCTGCTGCTGCGTTTACGGCCTGCTGCCGCAGCCTCGCCAGTTCCTCTCTTGTGGCAGCAGCGTCAAGCCTGCCTTCGTCAAACGCATTTCCGACGGCAGCCCGAAGCCGATCGAACGCCGCGACGGCTGGGCCTCGTGCCTCTGCGCTCGCCCTGCCGATTGCACTCTGAATGATCTGCATCTGGGCCGTGTAGCCCTGAAGCGATCTTTGATCCAGCCCGAGGTTCAGTCCGGCGAGGCCACCACCCCCAAATGACTGCGAGAAGTTCATTGCCTGCGTGGCGCGATTCGCCTCTGCCGCGAGCTGCTGGACTCGCTGGCGAGCGGCGTCGATGGCACCGGGTAGAGCGTTTGGGGCCGCCGAGAGCCGAATGAACTCCGCCTCGGCATCGCGGATGGCCGGGACGAAGCGGGTGCGAATGCCATCCGGCAGGCCGTCGATCTGGCTCTTGAGTGAGGTGATGCCACTCGCAAGCGATGCAAGCTGGCGGCGAGGCAATTCAAGGTCGTCGCCCACAGCTTGCCGTGCAAGTTCGCGACGGCGATCCTCAAGGCTAGACATCCGCCCCATGTCGGAGATGTCTGTGCGGTCGCCCATCGCCCCAAGGCTCGTGCGGGCACCGAGGTTGCCCGCGTTCCTGTCCATCGGAGACATCGCGCCAATGCGGTCGGCGTTGCGATCGACGGGCTCTGGCGGTTCTGGCGGTGCCGGGGGCGCAATCGCAGCGGCTTGCTCGGCGATGCGGGTGCCGCCAACCATGAGGTCGTTTACTTGGCGAACCCTTCGCCCGATGCGGGCCCAAGCTTCCGCGTACTCCTCTGCATCACGCTGCGGATCGAGAGAGTTCAGCCTGCGAACCTCGACCTCAATGCTTTGTATTTCCGCCCCTGCGCGCTTCGCCTGCTCTCTCAGTTCGTCGAATTGCGGCATGCCGAAAGCCTTTTCGACGGCGGCCCGATAGGCGTTCGCCTGTTGCGACAAGCCGGCAAACACATCGTCGATTGGCTGCTCTTGTAGCTGGCGCGGGCCGAGCAAGGCCGCGCTCGCTGAACTCAGGCTGCCGATCTGAGTTTGAGTCGTGGCGGCCAAGCCCGCACGACGGGCAGCCTCCAGCTCTCGCTCTTGCGTGATCAGGCGGTCGTTCTGGGCGATCTCCGCCTGGAGTACACGCTGGCGAGCCTGAGTCGCTGCATCGCGACTCCGCTCTGCCGCAGCAAGCGAAGAAATGCTGGCCTCAAGCCTGTCGAGAACTTGATTGAACGCAGTTGCGTCAGTCTTTCCGTCCTGCATGTCACCCGCGAGGCGAGATGCGATCTGAGCAAGCCCAGACAGAGAGCGTTTCGCAGCCTCCGGCAGCTTGTCGAATTCCGCTGACAACGCCCTTGCGCGAGCAGCCGCCTGCTCAATGCCCTGGGCTGCGGGTGACCCAAAGAGGGCCTCTCTCCGCTGCTCGGGGGCGGCAACTTGCAGAGTAAAGTCGCGAGTCAGCGGTGCCAGTCGCTCACGCTCGGCGGCCTGCTCTGCCTGGGCGCGTCGCTGGAGCAGAGCAACCTCGTTGTCGAATGCTTTTTGCTCTTGCGCCTGTCGTTCGCGTTCGGCTGCTTGCTCTGCCTGGGCGCGTCGCTGGAGGATGGCGATCTCAGCATCCGCGGCCTTCTGGGACCGCGTTAGTCGCTCACGCTCGGCGGCCTGCTCTGCCTGGGCGCGTCGCTGGAGCAGAGCAACCTCGTTGTCGAATGCTTTTTGCTCTTGCGCCTGTCGTTCGCGTTCGGCTGCTTGCTCTGCCTGCGCCCGTCTCTGGAGGATGGCGATCTCAGCATCGGCGGCCTTCTGGGCCTGATCAAGACGCTCTCTCTCTGCGGCCTGACCCGCCTGCGCCCGCCGCTGGAGGATGGCGATCTCGGCGTCGGCGGCCGCCGCGGCCCGTGCTTTTGCGGCAGCCTCCGCACCCACCCGACGCTCTATCTCGTCATTAAGCTGCTTTTGCGCAGCAAGCTGCGACTGATAAGCTGCGGTTGCGGCGGCGGTGTCTCCGTTTCTTGACAGTTTTACTTTTTCAAGTGCTGCTGCGAGTCGCTCTGTTTCGACGGCCACAGCTCGTTGTTGTGTCACAAGCTCCGCATACCCGCGAATAGCGTCCGGCGGCAGCTTCCCTATGTCCGCCTGCAAGGAGGCAGACCTTCGCGTTTCCGAAACCATCTCTGGACGCTGAAACGCGAGTTCCTTTCCGGTAGCCAGCCCCGAAACAAGAGACGAAGCCTCCTTGAGCCTCGCCATAGCCGCGGTCGTGCGTTCGACCTTTGCCGTTATCGCGCCGAACCTGTCCTCGCCAGCCTTTCCAGTCCTGTTAATCTCGCCAGCAAGCGACTCGGAGGCTTTCTGCGCCGAAATCAATGCAGGTAGAAATGCCCCCTGAATCACGGCCGGGAGCTTACCGAACCCTTTCGCGGCGTCAGAAAGAGGCTTGTTGATCTGCTCGGTGGCAGAATACAAGGCCCGCATCCGCCCAACAGCCGTGTCGAGGTCTTTGTCACCAAATCCCCGGAATGAAAGCTTTCGGGTCGAGATCGCCGTCAGCGCTCGCTCAAGCTTCTGGGCATCGGTGTAGATGCCACGCAGCGAAGTAGCGGCACTGGACTGAGCGCTGGACAGCGATCCCTGCATGCTGCTCGCGAACTTCTGCACATCCTTCGCGGCAGCGTTCAGCTTGCCTTGAAAGTCGGCCGTGTTCGCCGAGACGACCGCGCTGATTTTGCCGAGGTAGCCGTTTGCCATCTAATCATCCCTGAATTGGCGTGTTCAACTTCATCAGCTCGGAAATGATCTGATCGTTCGTCTGCTCCGGCTTGACCACACGCGGGATGAACGCTGCCTCGTCTGGAAGGTCGTGCTTCTTGTAGTTTCCAGACGAGGCCATGATCACCCTGCACAGTCTGGCCGTTTGGCCCCACGGGTCAGGCAGCGGCCACCTCTGGTCGTATGCGTACCACTCAGCAATCTCCGCGCTGTCGACCTCCTGCAACAGCCGCCTGACGCTCATGCCCAGCGTCGCCGCTAGGCGGAAGTAGAACCTCCGCTCGGGGCGGTTACGGAATCTTCCCCCAGGGCATCCACTGCCTCCTGCGTGAAGGCGTTCAGCTTCCAGCCAGCCTCAAAGAGGCGATTAATCACGACCGACGACTTCTTGCCGAGGATGTCGGACTCGTCGTCGCTGAAGAGCCGCTCGCCGTCTTCGTCGCACAGGGCGAGCAGGAGGAAGCGAATGCGGAACGCCTTCATCTTCTGGTCGGCGTAGCTCTCCTCGAACCTGTCGCGGTCGGTGCCAGTGAGAACGCGGAGAAACACGTCGCCCTTCCACTCGGGGACGGCGACCTTCTCTTTACGAACGTCGTCTGCGGCCAGGATGCTTTTGCGGTCAAGTGCCATGTCTAGGCTTCTCCGTGTGATGTCTTGCCTCGGCATCCTTGCCGACTAAGTGCCTCGATAATCAGTGATCAAAAACTTCAGCGAACCGCGAACAATCTCCCCCGTCTGTGCGCTGACAGATGCCGATTCGCAGACCACGCGACGGACGATCCTGTAGCCGCTGGAAGAAAAAGAAAGGTCTCCGACCTTGCGCACAAGCGTCTGCGGGTCCACGCTGGTCGCGATGAATTCCACCGTTATGGTGCCGCCGGCCCATTCGCCGGTCGGCACCATGAAGGTGTATCCAAGCTGATCTGTCGCGGCGGTCATGTTGGTGACCTCCGCGGCCGGCGTCTCTACTGAGATGCCGGTCAGCGTGAAGCTGGCTCCCTGGAACGAGAAGGTCGCGCCGTGTGCGGTGGCCCCGGCCATGTCGGGTCACCTCCGAGCGGTTAGGCCACCCGCCACGTTGCACTGCCCTTGACGAGATCGCCCACGGTGCCGCCCACGGTCGAAGACGTGAGAGTGGCGTTGCCACTGAAGCTGACACTGTTCCCGCCGATGGATATCTGGCCGGTCTGCGCAGAGATGACGTTCGTGGCGATGTAGTCACAGGAAATCTCACGCTGCACAAACGTCGGAACGAACTCGCGACGCCCGCCGACTGCGATGCCGAGGTGCGATCCGTCCGCATTGTCGATCGTGTCATTGACATTGAAGCTCGTAATCGTCAGCGGCTGACTCGCGTAGGTCAGCGTGATACCCATCGCAGCAACACCGGCCATAGTGCGCCTCCTTGCGCTAAAGTCTTACTCGGTAGCCTCAGACCACCGAATCTGGAACAGTTGTCGAACCTCGTATGCTGGCGGGAGCTGCGCTCCCACGGCCGCCGGGTCGAGATAGTCGTCCGTCTCCGACACGAGCCGTATATCACTAATTGTAACGCCCGAGAGGGTGCCAATGCGGCCATCCAGAGCAAGCCGAACCTCGTCGGCAAGTTCGCGAGCCGCGTCGTAGTACAGCGCCCAGGAAGCGATCTGAAGATGCACGACCGGCTGGTACAGCGGGCCGGCAAGGTGCGACTCTCGCGTGATGTTATTTCGCTTGTAGACGCAGAATGGCAGGACGGCGTTTTTCGGCACGGCAATCGGGTACACCTGAAAGCCGACCAGCCTCGCCACCTCCGGCGTGGTCACGAGCCTCTGGAAAACGTGTTTTTCGGGGGATATGATCACTGGGTCAGCCTTGATAGCGTGTTTTCGATTGCCGACTTGAGCGTGTTAAACACGGCCCCTTGCTGCTCGTCGATGGTTTTCTGCATAGCGTGAGACGCAGGCATGGCCCCATACGTCTCGCCTGGGTGCAGTGTGACCGGGTGCATCTTGCCGCTTGTGTGCCCGAAGTCGTGCGGATAGCCCTTCCCCATGCCGGCTTGCCGCGTGGCCTCGTTGATGCTGCCCATGAGGAAGTAGTAGCCCTTCGACATATTTGCGAACTGCTGGTCGTTCGCAGACGAGTGCCTGCGCATCTTTCCGTTGATCATCTGATGCACGTTGACGTAGGTGCGACGCCCTTTTGTCCCCGGCTTTCTGCGGTCGCTACCGAACTCCACCAACCACGCTGCATTCCCCGATTCTGCGCCCTCGCGGCTGCCGGACGTGCCTGACTGCCAAGGGCCGACAATGGCTACCGTCGCGGCTTCGTAGGACTTGGTCTTGATCCTGACGGACTTCTTTAAGTTGCCGGTGACATTGCGGACTTTGGACTGGTAGCCCTTCCTAATGTGCTCTGCCGCCTTCCTGACGGCGACCTCGAGCGCTCTGGGCTCGCCCATCTTCGCGGCGAGCGACTGCAATTCCTCGGCTAACTCACGAATGCCGGCTGTTTTGACCGTGACGAAACCCTCGGCCAGCGACTTCGCCGTGCTGCCGCCAAACGTCCTCGGCGATCCTTGGCCCTGCGTAATCATGTCGCGGCCTCCCTCGCTAGTATCTCGTGGATCGAGCGGTTCTCCCGCTCAAGCACACTGGAAATCTCCATCACGCGGCCACGCCACAGAATGCGGTGCTGGTGCGTGATGCCGGGGAAGAATCGAATGCGAATGCGGTGGGTGACCAATGCGCCAGCTTGCTGGGCTGCGAAGTAGTCAGCAGCCCTGACGCCCATGATGCTGGCGTAGACCGTGGCCTCGTCCACCCAGGTCAGCGTCGTCTCGCCGAACGCGCTCTGCTGCTCCACGGGCTTCTGGATCGTCACCCGCTCTCGCATGGTGCCTGAGTTGATCATGGCTCACCCCATCCAGAGTGCGGTGTAGGTGCCTGATCCAGAGGGAGCCGATACCGTGATCGTCGCCGTCACCGGCAGGACAGCCAGCCGGCCAGCGGAGACGTTGATGCTGCCGGCCAGCCGCAGGACGCTCGCCCCTGTGTTCTTGACGACCAGCGTCGAAAGGGGAGTGGCACCGACGATCTGAACCGCAGCCGTGCCGACGCTGCCATTGACCGTCTGTGCCGTCGTCAGGGCAGGGGAGAGGTGCTCCGACAGATTGCCGATGGTCAGCGACGTGTCGTCGACATCGTGGTATACGGCGTCGATATCGAGTCGAGCACGAACGGTCATCGGTAGACCCCCTGGCTGGCGGCGGCGAGTAGCGTTTCAAAAGTCTGCGGCACCGACTGAGGTGCCCCGGTGACCGCCGGCTGGCGAGTGTCGTACCAGTGGGCAACAAGCAGGCAGATGAGGTGCTTCACGATGGGAGGCGCACTCTGCCCGTCGTCGCCGTAGCCCGCCGAATACCGAACGACCA